TCCGTGCCCGAGCCCATCGCGGAATCCAGGTTCGCCCGCCGATAATCGGCGTCAGCCTTCTGCCGCAGGTCGACTAGCTCAGCCTGGCGTTCGCGGAATCTCTCAGGCGTCAGCAGTTGCATGCTCGTTCCTTTCGCTGGTTGTCACTCGGTCGGATACAACGGAGCGGAGGAACTGGCTGACCGACACGCCGGCCAAACTGGCGCGCTCGTGTAGGGCGCCGGCAAGGCGGCAGTCCGCGCGGAACGCTATGAACTGATCTCGCTGAGCTTCGCGCATGGTGCCTCCGTCGTGTTAAACACGATACTAGAAGGACCAAGCGCAGGTTTGAATCGCGGCAAATCAATGCACGTAAGAAGGCCGATCCAGCTCATCGTATCGGTTGTACTGCCGGCTCCCGCCGCCAAACTCCGCGACCGGGTTGTAATAGAACGAGTTCTCGACCGGCATGACGGGCTCGGCGAAGGTCAGGGCTAGCGCATCGCCGTCGTCCGGTGACGGCATGCCACGAGCCTTCATGTCCTTCTTCGACTCAAGCTGGATCGAGACCTGATCGGCCCCGTACCCATACTCAGGCCCGGTCAGATCCGCCTCCAAATCATCGTTGTCGGGGATAGCTCCAGTTGCCAGCCAAGCCCGCATGCTGGTCCACATCTCGGCGCGCTTGTTCTTGGTCTTGACCCGGATACCGGCTGCCCAGTCTGCATCGCGGCCTTTCGCGCCAAACCAGATCTCGTAGACGTTTTCGACGCCGAGCTGCTTGAGCCTGTCAATCACTGCCGCGCCGATGTTGCCGGCATCAACGAAGATCGCAGCCGGCTTCCAGCGCTGCGCTTCAAGGGCGATATCGCCGGCCAGCGTCATTGCGTCCTGATCCTCCCAGCGGCGCCAAGCCATGGTTTTTGCATCACGCCCACGGCGCATGGCGAGCGTGGAATGGTCATCACCAAACCGGGCGCAATCCACGCCGAAGATAAGGGGATCTGAAGCCAGCATGGGGACGTCTCGCTTGCGTGCGGCCTGCACGACGTCGGTGCCGATGAACTGCGACGATGAGCGCGAAGGGAACTGGCCTTTGACGCGGACGCGCACGAAATCGCTGTCCTCGCCGTAGGCGTCGATCCACAACTGAAGCTGCGCCTTGTTCGTGCGCTTCACATTGCGCCCGTCGATCTGCCGGTGACGCCATTGGTTGCGGAACCGTCCGACGATCGTCTCTCGGAAGCGCCCGCTGTTCCTGGTCGGGTTGCCATAGGCCAGGAAAAGGATCTCAGTCCCGGCATCGGTCAGGCCGCCGCTCGCCGTGTCCCATATGGGTTCGATGATCGACGATGCCTCATCGAACAGCAGGATGATTCGCTTGCCGGCGTTGTGCAGGCCGGCGAAGGACTCGGTGTTCCGCTCAGACCAGGGGATCGCATCGATTCGCCAGGTGCGCTCGTGGCCGCTCTCCGTGGAATGGATGGAGGTTGCCTCCAGTACGAACATGTCGCGCAGGCAGTCGAACTGCAGGAGCGAATACCACTTCGACAGTTCCGGCCACGTCTTAGTGCGCAGCTGACCTTCTGTGTTTGCTGTCACGACCCCGCGCGTGTCCTCGTGGGTCATAACGGCCCACAGGATGAGCCAGGACACCTGCGATGACTTGCCGATGCCGTGCCCCGATGCGGTGGCATCCTGGATCGGCTTGTGGGGGTTGGCCTTCAGGTCGTCGCCGATCGCCTGCAGCTGCTCGCGCTTCCATTCGTCGGGCCCATCCTCGCTCGCTAGCGATGTGCCTTCGGCGCCCCACGGGAAGGCCCACAGAACGAAGCCGAGGGGATCATGAGTGAAGCGGCCGAGGTCTGTGATTACCTCGCGGCGGATTTCGTCTGGCGTCATGCCGCGACGGTACGCTGTTAAACGCGGGGTTGAATCGCTCGATGCTTGCTAGATCCTCTGCAGCCTGCTGATCGCCTCTTCAGTGTATAGGATCTTGCCTGTCCAATAGTCGATGAGGACGCTTCGATTGAGGCTGACCCACCGCGCGAGATCACCCTCCTCCGATGATGTCAGGCGAGGACCGGCACGATGCTGGAACGGATCGATGGAATAGCTGCCGAGCTGACTGGCGTTCACCCGCGCTTCGCGCGAGACTTTAACGCGGGCAGCGTGGCTGGCACTGTCTCGCTGTGAGATGAAGACGATGAAGGAAAGCCCTGTCGTTGCGGGCCTAAGATTAGCCATCCCGTAAGTCGCCTGTCCTTGTGGGCCGATGTCGTTGCGAATGTCCGCCATGCCTAAAATCCATCCTTGTGTGCGCTTAGGCGAGAGCTATAGTCGGCCCATCAGGTTCCGCACACTTGAAGCATGCCACTTGCCCCCGCGCGCAGTGACGATACCGGCGTCATTGAGCGAACCAGCAATCGCGCCCATTGACGTCACGCTGCGGGCGCGCAGATCCTCAATGATCGGGCGCAGTTCCTCGGCCCGGCGTGCAGCCCCGTCCTTGATGGCATCCAGTGAGGCGCCATTGCCTCGCTGAGCCCGTCTTAGCGCGTCGGCGCCGTTTGGGTTGCCGAGCTTCTGCCCGCGAGCCTTGGCGGCTTGCAGAGCTTCCTTGGTCCTTTTCGAGATCGCCTTGCGTTCGGCCTGGGCGACAGCGGCCATGATGTGGACCGTCAGCTCGTTCGCCTCGGGCATGTCTGCCGCGACGAACTTTGCCCCGCTCTCCTGAAGCGCAGCGAGGAAGGCGACATTGCGCGACAGACGATCCAGCTTGGCGACGACCAGCGTGGCACCCGTGACCTTGGCGAAGTGAAGGGCCTTCAACAGTTCGGGGCGATCAGCGCGTTTCCCGCTCTCAACCTCAGTGTAGGGCGGCGCGATGATGTCCCAGCCGCGAGAGGCGCAGAGCGTTTCCACCGCTTGGCGCTGAGCTTCTAAGCCCAAACCAGAGCGTCCCTGAGCGGCGGTGGAGACGCGATAATAGACGACGGCGCGCATGGATCATGCCTTATACAAAACGATGTAACGAACGTTACGCCGTTATGTATAAGCAACAAAGGGGTATCGGGCAAGCATCTGATTGCTACGGGCTGGCCCAAAATGCATCGTGCTCTCGACGTAGGGAGGGAACGATCCATGGCCACTCACGAAGACTACCTCGCGCAGGAATATGCAAATGTGCAGAAGACCGTCGAGGACTTCGACACCAAAACGCTGACCGTCAAAGCTTGGAGCGTGACCTTTAGCGCGGTCGCCATCGGCTTTGCATACGACAAGCACGAGCCTGTGATCTTATTCGTGGCTGCGGTGTCGGCGTTGTCATTCCTGCTGGTGGAATGCTTGGTGAAGGTCAATCAGCTCGCCCACTACGCGCGCATCATCGAGATCGAGGGGCATTTCGGTGGGGGCGGCCATACTCAGGCGTTTCGAACCAAAGCCGCTTGGAGTGAGGAGTTCAGGGCGCGAGGCAAGTACAAGCGTATTCGGGAGGTTGTGCAGTGGCCCCATGTCTATCTCCCGCATGCCGCCATCGCCGCAGTGGCGTTGGCTCTGCTAGTCGCTGTTCCTCCTAGTTCGCCAACGGTTGAGACGCCCGACGCCGGGCCTGCTCCAGCAGCGACGCAGCCGCCTCGTCCGACTTCAGCTCAATCCCCAGATCCTGCTTTGGACGTCCCCAGCCGCGATCGAGGAGAGCCGTAGCCGCAGACACCTTGGCCGCATCGCTGGCCTCATCGTTCTCCAGCACGTCGACAAGAGCCTGCACGGCCTTGGGCGTATGCTCGCGCGCCAGATCGGTCAGCGTCTTACCGTCGGGCATCACCACCTTCGATCTACCCCCTGGGTTGCCGCTCTGTCCCTTTGCAAATGGCATCGTTCGATATCCTGAATGTTGAGAGCAATCAGATAAGGCAGGACGAGCGGCGGATGAATCGCGCTATCAGTTGCGGGTAGTGCGGGTAGTGCGGGTAGATGCGGGTAGTCTACCAACCCTTTCGCGGGAATTTGCCCGGTGCATTTTCAGGGCTAGGGGCTGGG